ACCTAATTGGAACTACTCACGGTGATGGTGCAAAGCAACAAGATTTACCTTTACTAATGGCAGTTGAATTTGCTAAAGAATGGGCAGAAACTAAACATCGTTATATCTATACACACCACGTGCATCATAAGACAAGCAAGGATTATGCAGGTATAACCATTGAAAGTTTAAGAAGTCCAAGTGGAACTGATAGTTGGCATCACAGAAATGGATTCCAACATTCACCAAAAGCAGTTGAAGGTTTTTTACATTGCAAAGAGAATGGACAAATAGCCAGGATAACACATATATTCTAATGATAAGTAACTTCCAAATATTAGGTCAAACAATTGAAGTGATCATTGATAACGAATATTGCCACAAAAATAAGTGCTATGGTCAATTCATACCATTTGAAAACAAGATAATAATAGCAAATAAATTTAAGAGTAAAAAAGTTTGGATTGATTACAAGCAAGAAATAATTGATGCCACGTTTTACCACGAGTTGATGCATTGCCTGTTATTCTATGCTGATTCAAAAAGTTGGTTAGATGAAAAATTAGTTGACAAACTTGGAAACTTTTTACATCAATTTATGATAAGTAATTCACAAAAATAGGATAGATGTGTGACGAGTAAATGTGAAAAAATCACAATTTAAGTACCGTATTTGTGCTATTTTCACACAAAAGTGATACTTAAAAGTAAGAATATAAGGTTTAAACTGACATATAAAATATAAAACATAACTCGCTAAATCTATATAAAATTAGCTACATTTGGCGAGGTATAATGAACTCAAATAAACAAATATTTGGGTTTTTTTATGCCCTATTTAAAAATAAATACGTTAATAATCAAACACTTATAAAATTATTAAAAAAATTATTATGTTTTGTAATAAATATATTTATCTTTGTTGTGTCGTAATGAAGCGACAAACTTAATTTTTTTTTACTTATGAGTATTTTACCTTCTTCTTTTTCAGCTAATAAAATTGGCTACAAGCAATACCTTAAACAAGGTGGTTCATTAGATTTTTCTGATTTTAAAGTATATGAAAGAAGAACTGCATTAGAAATTCTTAAAGAGAATGATGATAGATTGTATTCAGCTATGATGAACCATTATGATATGGCTATTATGTATAAAAATAAAGGTGAGCAAGATATGTATGAACTACATATGTTATCTTGTGATATTAGAGCTAAACAGCATAGTGAATTATATAAATAATAACTAAAAGGGGTGCAGCATCCTACACTGCATAAATAAAATGGAAAAAATAACATCACTAACATTTTACAACTCGCATACTGGCGAACACATTAGAACTGTTAATTTGTTTAAATCAGAATTAGGTTATGCTATTTTAAACGAATATGGCGATAACTATTATGGTAAACAAAGAATTACCAATAACGATGCAATTGACTATTACAATGAATGCATTAGCGAAATTAGAAACTATTTACAATCAGAACAAATAATTTATCACACAAAATAATGAAAAACCAATTTTTAGAATTAATATTAGGAATAATTTTAGTAGCAGCAACTTTTGCAACGCTATATGTTTTACTTTTAATCACACACGAATAATGAAAATCACAATCACAAAAACAGTAGAAGAAACGCACGAATTAGAATTACCTGCGTATCGTAAGAACAGTTGCCATTACTTTAAAATAGTAAGCGAAACAGAAGCAGTATTAGTATGCACTTATTCAGGTGGCGAATCAATCGCAACGAGTACAACCAGTAGTGCTTTAAGTTTAGCACCATTAGAATCAAATCAAGAAGAGTTTGATGCCAAGTTCAATCAAGTATTTACATTAATCAGCGAGAAAACATCATAATGCAAAAAGAAAGACTAAAAAAAGAAGTAGTATTAGCACTACTGGAAAGCCAAGAAGCAATTGGGTACATAGCTGATAAAATGGGAGTACAATTCCAAACAGTTTTAAAACAGATAATAAGTGAATCACCAACACTATGTAAATTACCTTATGTAATAGCTATAAAAAATGCTTTAGGCTTACCATTAAAGGAAACAATAACAGAACTATATAACACGGATGGAGGATACAAAGAATGAGTTTAGAACAAGAAGAAAATAAATTAGCGTTCTACTGGCAGTATTACAAGAACTGTTTAGAAATGACACATACTGGCGAATGCGATGACCAAGAATTTATTGAGTTAGGCAAAGCAGCTAACAAGTGGAGATTACAAAAAGAATTAGTACACAAGTTAAAAACCGAAAACAAATGAGCAAACAAACAGCAATTGGATGGTTAGAGCAGGAATTTATTGCCCTGCAAAATTATGGAGTAAATGAACTTGGATTATTTGAAAAAGCTAAAGAAATGGAAAAGCAACAAATTATTGATGCTTGTAATCAAATAACAATAATTGGATTAGATTATGAATTACCCGGAGAAAAATACTATAACCAAAATTTCAGAAAATAAAGTTATGACACACCAAGAAGCTAAAAAAAAAGCCTTTACCGTAAAATGGCAAATCGGAACTTGCTCGCAAGGAGAAGAATGTTGGTGCAGAACTATTAGCCCCGAAGAACCAATTACTTTTAAAAGTGGCGAGATTGAAGAAGAATATTATATAATCGGCAGTGGAGAAATTAATAAAGAAACTGCGGAATATATTGTTAAATTACATAATCAAACTATAAAATTATGAGCAAACAAACAGCAGTAAAATTCTCAATTTATCAATGGTTAATTGGGAATACAAGAAGATATTGTAATTCGTGTAATCAAATACAGTACCATTCTTGCGACCAATTAAGAGGCTACACTTGCAAATGTGGAGCTAATAAAATAATGGATTATTTTTTAGAAAAATATAAATAAATTATGAGCAGAATAGAAACACTACGTAATAGATACGACAAAATAAACAGGTTGCGAAACATTGCAATAAATGAACGTAACATTTTAAAAACAAAACAAGCACAATGGCTGCTTTATTCAATCACAACAACACTTAACTTAATAAGCCAACCACAGCAATGGAATTAGATAAAATAACAAACATAGAATTAGGTGGAATAGACACCAATGATTATCCTGACTTTTGCGATGCTTACATAGTATCAGCAGAAATAGATGGAGTTGAATTAACCGATGCAGAAATAGAAGAATTGAACTGCAACAGCGAGTTTGTATATGATTGTGTTTTAAACCAATTATTCTAATGGAATTAGCAGATTTAGAACATAACGAAAAGCTATTGTTAAAGCAATTGGCTATATTGCAGGATAAAGTAAAGATTTATAAGAAACAATTATCAGAAACTAAAAAACAAATAAAAAAATGGAAAATTTAACACACTGGCGCAAATGTACAGATCAAAAATACATTGGAAGTTATGACTTTCAACCTGATCAAGAATTAAAAGTAACTATTGAAAAAATAGAAAATGTAAATATTGAATTATTTAATGGAAAGAAGCTTGAAACAAAGAATTGCATATTAGCACATTTCAAAGGAGCTAAAAAGCCAATGATTCTGAATAAAGAAAATATGAAGGTAATAACAAAAGTAGCAGGATCACCATATATTGAACAATGGGTTGGTAAACAAATTACACTATATGTAACTAAAGTAGCTGCATTTGGTTCTATGGTGGATGCGGTGAGGGTAAAATTTATACGATAATATGATAGATAATTTAATATTTAGAAGCAGCGCAACAGGTGGCCTATGTGGTAAAACAGGGCTTGGCGCAACAGGTGAGAAGCTTGCAATTAAAACGTATTTGCAGAAGCGTTATGGTAGGTACAAAGAAATTACAAATAAATACTTGGAAAAAGGTATTGCTTGTGAAGATGCTGGTATTAAAACTTATAATAGTTTATTTGATACGGATTATGTAAAGAATGATACACGAGTTTATAATGAGTTTATTACAGGTGAATGTGATATTGATACAGGTGAAAGTATTATAGACATCAAAAACAGTTGGGATTTATTTACTTTTCACGAATCTAAAACAAGTGATAATAAATTATACGATTGGCAAGGCCAGTGCTATATGGAGTTGTATGATAGGCCAACATTTCAATTGGTTTATGTTTTAGAAGATGCGCCTGACTTAAATATATTTAAGGAAATAAACTATGCAGGTGATATTGAGGAATGGGAAGAGGTGCAAATTATAGCCAATATGGTTTATTCTCAATCAACATTTGATAGGCTTATTGAAACGCAAGGTTTAGGCGGTGATGTAAAAACCGATAAAGCTATAAAAAGTTTTATTGAAATTCCTGCAGCTGAAAGGTTACACGCAAAACAATTC